CCCTCGCGTCCGGTGCCGGCGGTAACGGCGGTAACGGCGGCACCGGTGGCGGTGGCGGCGGTGGTGGCGGTGTCGGCCAGAACCCCGGCCTCGGTGGCAACGGCGGCGCGGGCGGCGCGGGCTACTGCATCGTCTACTCGTATTGACCTAGAGGAGCCCCGCGGTGGCGCAGAAGCTCCTCGGCTCCCGGCTGCTCGCGAACAGCGGGTGGTTCGGGGAGCGCGCGACCGCCTCGGGCTGGTTCTACGGCGAGCTCGTCACCGACGTCACGGCGGGCGGCGGCACTGACCCGGTCCTCGTCACGTCGGTCACGTCGTCCGCGACCGGCAACGTCACCACCTCGTACTCGCAGGCGCTCGCCTCGACGACGACCGGCGACATCAACATCATCGCCATCAACGTCTCCCCGCAGGCCAACACCACCGACCCCGGCGTCCCCACCATCGACGGCGCCACCCTGTCGACGTCGTTCGGCGGAGTGTCGTCGGACGGCAAGTGGACGACGATCGGGACCTCGTGGGACACCGGCTCCCCCGGCCCGCGCCTCACCTGGGTCTACCGCGTCCGCCAGGCCGGCGACCCGACGTCGGTCACGATCGCGTGGGCCCAGGTCGGCAACTACGCCACCGTCGTCGCGGCCTGGCAGGCCGGCACGTTCGACCCGTCGACCCCGGTCGAGCAGGGCGCGATCCAGACGCAGGCCGCGTCGTCGACGACGTTCCCGTTCCCGTCGATGACGACGACCGCGCGCGGTGCCGCGATCTACATCGTGGGCAGCCGCACCACCGGCACGTGGACGACGCCGGGCACGGTCATCAACCACGCCGAGAACGCGTCGACCGCGAACATCGCGTTCGCCTCCGACACCGCCGCGGCCGCGCACACCGAGTCCCCGTCGGCCACGACGTCCGGCTCGGCCACCGCGGTCGGAAACACGGCGATCGCGTCGATCAAGTCGGCACCGGGCGGGACCGCCGCGACCGCGGCCGGGGCCCTCTCCCTGTCCGGGGCCGTCACGGGCGCCGCGGCTGCTGCCGCGGGCGGCTCGCTCTCCCTGTCCGGTTCGGCGACCGCGCGCGCCGCCGGCACCGCGTCGGGGTCGCTCTCCCTGAGCGGATCCGCGGCCGCTGCAGCTGCACCCACCGCCACGGGCGCCCTGTCCCTGTCGGGCTCGGCTGCCTGGGTCGCGCAGGCCGCCTCCGGGTCGCTGTCGCTCACCGGCGGCGCGTCGGGCTCCGCCTCGCCGACCGCTACCGGCGCGCTCACGCTGGCCGGCTCGGCGACCGCACGAGGAACCGCCACTGCCGCCGGCGCCCTGACCTTGTCGGGGGCCGCGGCCTGGGTCACCCCCGCAGTCACCGGGGCGATCGCCCTGTCCGGGTCCAGCACCGCCACCGGCGCCGCCACGGCAACCGGTGCGCTGACCCTCAACGGCACCGCAGCCTGGGTCGCACCCGCGATCGCCGGATCCCTCACCCTCAGCGGATCCGGAACCGCGACGTCGAACGGGTCGACCACCGCGACCGGCGCATTGGCCCTGACCGGCTCGGTGACCGCTGCCGCCCCGGCGACCGCGACCGGATCGCTGTCTCTCACCGGAGCAGCGGCCGCCCAGGCAGCCACGACCGGCACCGGCGCCCTGTCTCTCACCGGTGCTGCAGCCAACGTCCTCGTCGGCATCAGCGGCGCCATGACGCTCTCCGGCACCGCGACCGCGCAGGCCGCGGCCACGGCGACCGGTTCCCTGACGCTGACGGGCGCAGCCACGTGGGTCGCCCCAGCGATCACCGGCACGCTGACCCTCACCGGCACGGCGACGGCCGGCTCGAGCGGATCCACCACCGCCACCGGATCCGTCACCCTCACGGGCGCCGTCACCGGGCAGGCCACCACCACCGCGACCGGCGCCCTGTCCCTGACCGGAGCCGCGGCCGCGGCCGCACGAGCCACCGCGACCGGCTCCGTCACCCTCTCCGGAGTCGCGGCCTGGTCCATCCAGACCATCAGCGGATCCCTCGCCCTCGCCGGGACCGCCTCCAGCTCGGCCGCCTCGACGACGACGGGCGCCATCACCCTCACCGGCGCCACGAGCGCGAAGGCTCCGGCGACCGCGTTCGGCACCATCACCCTCGCCGGCCTGGCGCAGCTCGCCGCCACGACGTCGGTCACAGGACTCCTCACGCTGACCGGCACGGCCACCGGGGTCGACAGCGTCCACGGTGCCCCCGCCCGGTCCCGCGTCACCGTCGAGACCGGTGCCCCGCCGACCGTCCGCGGGCAGGGCACCGCCACCCTCACCGCCCCCGGCTCCCGCACCCGCCGTCTGTCCAACACCGGGTCCGTCACGGTCCGCTACCAGTCCCAGGAGCCGTCATGACCGTCGAGACCGCCTGGCTGTCGAAGACGTTCACCGTCGACTGGTACCTCACCGACCTCGACGGGAACCCGACCGACGCGACCGTCGCCGGCGTCGTCGCCCTCCCGGACGCGACGACCGCGAACATGGCCATCGCCCACCCTGGCCTCGGCCACTACCGGGCGTCCTACGACCCCCAGCAGGTCGGCACCATCGCCTGGCGCGTCACCGCGACCGGTGCCCTGGACTCCGCCGAAGAGGGCACCGTCGTCGTCCGCCGGTCCCAGCTCGGCCTCCCCCCGATCACCGTCGACCCCACGACCGCGATCGGGATGGTGCGCCTCCTCACGACGGACGTCGACGAGGAAGACCCCCTGTTCACCGACGCCCAGATCAGCGGGTTCCTCACCCTCGAGGCGCAGAACACGCGCCTCGCCGCCGCGCAGGCCCTCGACGCGATCGCCCGGTCCGAGGCGCTCGTGTCGAAGAAGATCCGCACCCAGGACCTGCAGACCGACGGACCCGCTGTCGCCGCGGAGCTGCGGGCGTCCGCGTCCGAGCTGCGCCGGCAGGTCGACGAGGGCTTCGACGGCGGCGCGGATGGCGGGTTCGACGTCGTCGACCTGATGGCCGACTACACGTTCGGGTACTGACATGCCCCTCAAGGCGACCCGCGTCATCCACCGCGACTGGTCCCTGCATCACCAGCCGACAGCCGAGTCAGCGATGACCGCGACCTGCGACATCACCCGACCGCCCACCGCGACCGGGACCCTGAACACGACCACGGGCGCGGTCACCAACCCGGCCACCACCCTGCACACAGGGGTGCCTGCGCGGGTGCAGTCGGTGAACCGGGACCGGCCCCGCACCGCGATCGCCGCGGACGACCTCATCACCGAGTACGACTACCTCGTCCAGGTGCCTGCCGACCTCACCGACCTGCGCATCGCCGACGTCCTCACGTTCACTGCATCACCCGGCGACCCCAGCCTCATCGGCGCCGTCCTTCGCGTCACCACCGTCATCCCCGGGTCCGAGGGGTTCACCCTCGACCTCGGCTGCCGACTGGACGCCTGATGGCCGACGACTTCCTCCTCGACATGGCCGAGCTCAACACCGTCGCCGTGTCCCTCAACCATGCCGCCGCCGAGGCCCGCCCCCTGGCCGAGATCGCGGTCCGCAAGACCGCCCTCGACATCGAGGCCACCAGCAAGGCGTTCGCCCCCGTCGACACCGGAGCGCTGCGGAACTCGATCGGCAGCGACGTCCACGCCGACGGCGAACACGGGTCGATCGAGGCCGAGATCGGGCCGACGGTGAAGTACGCCCCGTACCTCGAGTTCGGAACCTCCCGGATGGCGCCACGCGCGTTCATGGGCCCTGCCCTGGACCGGCACGCCCCCTCGTTCGTGCAGGCGCTCGAGCAGCTCGGCGGGGAGGTCCTGTGAGCTTCGATCCCATCGCCCACGCAACCGCCGTCCTGACGCTGCTGCAGGCGGTGACCGGGCTGAACGTGTACGACGGCGAGGTCCCCACCAGCCCGCCCACCGACCCTGATGGCCGCGTCCACCCCTACGCCGTCCTCTACGCCGGCACCGCCCCCACCCTGCGGAACAGTCTCAGCGGGACGTCGTCGGAGTCCCCGTGGACCTTCCAGGTCACTGTCGCCGGCGGCGACCGGCAGCGCTGCGGGTGGGCCGCCCTCAAGGTGAACGGCGCCCTCCTGGACAAGCGACTCACCGTCGCCGGCGCCACCACGTCCCGCATCGCCGGCGTGCCCGGCCCCGACATCACCCGCGACGACGAGCCGCGCCCGGCCCGCTTCTACCAGCCGCTCCTGTTCTCCCTGACCTCGAGCAGTTGACCCGCCCCGATACCACCCGACACCGCCCTGGTGCCGGGTCCCACTGGCACGCCGTAGGAGGCGCACCACCATGGCAACCCTCGCTGTCACCCAGCTCGCTGCGGCGGGCTTCGACGTCACGGCGGCGCTCGCGGCTTCGGCCGGCGGCTCCGGCGACGTCGCACCCATCACCGACGACCGGTACTTCCTGCGCGTGAAGAACGGCAACGGCTCCGCCTGCACCGTCACCCTCGCCGCGCCCGGCACCGACAACGGCCAGGCCCGCCCCAACCGCGTGGTCTCCGTGCCCGCGACGACCGGCGACAAGATCATCCCGCTGCCGCTGAACTACTACGACCCCGCGATCGGTGGCGTCGGCATCAGCTACTCGGTGACCGCGTCCGTCTCGGTCAGCCTGCTGCGCGCGTGAGCGGCCACCGCTGGGTGGACATCCGGCACACCGAGACCGACGCCCGCGCGCGCATCAACGCCGACGCCCTCGACTGGCACGTCCGCGTGGGCTGGGAGATCGACCCCGACCCCTCCACGGCCCCGTTCATCGACCCCACCGACCCCGTCGCCACCTCCACCCCCGTGGACGACGACGAGACCCCCGTCACCGAGCCCGAGCTCGACGACGAACCCACCACCGAGACCGGTGACGCGACCGCGGCCACCGACACCGAGAAGGGCTAGACATGGCCGACATCCTGATCGACGGTCGCGTGCGAGTGGGCTGGGTCTCCGGCGCCAACGGCATCGCGAACTCCGCCGCTCCCACCACGACCGAGCTCAACGGCGGCCTCCGCCTCGATACCCTGATGACCCCGGACGGGCTCATCGGGTTCGACGGCGACACCGCGTCCGTCGACACCTCGAGCCTGTCGTCCTCGCAGAACACCGCCACGGCCGGTCGGATCTCCCGCGACGGGATGGCGCTGCGCCTCAAGCGGCAGGACTCCTCCGACACGGCGTTCAACACGCTCACGTACCAGACGGTCGGGTTCATCGTGGTCCGCCGTGCCGGCATCGACGCGGCCACCGCGTGGACGTCGGCGCAGGCCGTCGCCGTGTACCCGGTGATCTGCGGCGAGTACAAGCCGCTGGCGCCGGAGGCGAACTCGATGGACCGCTACGAGGTCCCGCTGTTCCTCCGCGTCATCGCGTCCACGCGCGCCGCGATCGCGTAACCAGGCGGTCCCCCAGTCGGAGCGGGGGCGGCGAACCCTGACCCGGGCCGCCCCCGCTCCACAGCAACACCACAACGTCCGGGTCACACGGGTCAGGAAGGACACCACCATGTCCGGGATCGACGAGTTCATCAGGCACGCCATCCGCCCCGAGAAGGCCCTGCGCCTCTGCCCCCGGGGGGACCTCACCGGCGCCCTCGACGTCGCCGAGCGAGAGCTCGCCGCCGCCCGGGGGCGCCGTTCGACGTCTCTGTCCGACGACACCGGCGTCGCTGCGGCGCAGGCCCGCGTCGACGAGCTCCGCGCCCAGGTCGACGCCGCCTCGGTCACGTTCACCCTCCGCGGCGTGTCCGCGCGGCAGTGGTCCGACCTCGTCGCCGCGAACCCGCCCCGCGACGGCAACCCCGGCGACCAGGCCTACGGGTACAACACCGACGACCTGTTCACCGCCCTCGTGTCCGCCTGCCTGATCGACCCCGAGGCCACCCCCGCTCAGGTCGCCGACCTCGGCGAGGCCCTGTCGTCGGGGCAGTGGGACCTCCTCGTCGAGACCGCCGTCAACGTGTCGCGGGGGAAGGTGGACGTCCCTTTCTCGCCGGCCGTCTCGGAGCCCACCGTGGTCTCCGAGTAGAGGTTGAGACCGCCCGGTCGCTTGGGATCTCCCGCAAGCGCCTCCTCGGCTGGGAACCGACCACGTTCTACGACTACGACGACGACGGCCGCCTGGTCTCGTCGCGGTCCGAGGTCGAGTGGGACGACACCGAGCGTGGCTGGATGGTCGCCCTCGCGAACCACGAAGCCGACACCTGCACCGGCTGCGGCGGGCTCCTCTCCGAGACCACCGACCCGGCCAACGACGGCGCCTACCTGATCGAACCGGCCGTGCGCTGCCACCGCTGCACGGTCCTGTCGATCGCGCGCAAGCAGCTCGAAGAGCACTCCCAGCCCGAGGCCATGTACCCGATCGTGAGGAAGCGAGGCGAGTGACCGGTGTCTGACCGCACAGTCTCCGTCACCCTCAAGGCCCAGGTCTCGGGCTACGTGTCGGGGATGCGCACCGCGGCGCAGGCGACGACGTCGATGGTCGACAACGCCCGCCGCGGCGTCGGGAATGTCGCACAGCAGCTCGCCGGCATGTCCCGCGGCGCGCAGCTCGTCGGCGCGGTCGGAGCGATCGCGATCGGCCGGCAGTTCGTGAACGCCGCGCGCGACATGAACGAGACGGTGAACAAGACGTCCGTCGTGTTCGGGAACGCGTCGGACGCGGTCGTCGCGTGGTCGAAGGACTCCGCGAAGGCCATGGGCATCTCCACCCAGCAGGCCCAGGAAGCCGCGGGCACCTTCGGGAACCTGTTCTCCACGATGGGCATCGGGCAGGCCGCGTCCGCGCAGATGTCGGAGAAGCTCGTCGGCCTGGCGTCGGACCTGGCGTCGTTCAACAACGCCGACCCCACCGACACCCTCAACGCGCTGCGCTCCGGCCTCGTGGGCGAGGTCGAGCCGCTGCGGAAGTTCGGCGTGAACCTCTCCGAGGTCACGTTGAAGCAGAAGGCCCTCGAGATGGGCCTGATCTCGACGACGAACGGGACCCTGCCCCCGGCGATCCGCACCCAGGCCGCCTATGCCCTCATCCTCGCGCAGACCACGAACGCGCAGGGCGACTTCGCCCGCACCGCCGACGGGCTCGCGAACTCGCAGCGCACCCTCAACGCCGAGTGGCAGAACACGCAGGCCCAGCTCGGGCAGGAGCTCCTGCCCCTGGTCAACGCCGTCACGAAGTCCCTCACGCAGGGCCTCGGCATCGTGAACGCGATGCCCGCGCCCGTGCGGAACGTCGCGATCGCGGTCGCCGCGCTCGGCGCCGCGTTCGTCGTCCTCGCGCCCCGCGCCGTTGACGCCTACGACGCGTTCAAGCGCATCGGTGAGGCCTCCCCGAAGACTGCAGCCGGGATCAAGGGCGTCACCCGCGCCGTCGGCGCGGCGACCGCGGTCATGGCGGCCGCGTCCGTCGCCAACAACGTGTTCTCCTCCTCCACGATCGACGTCGACGACGCCCTCGCGAAGCTGGCCGCGAACCACGCGACCGACCAGATCGGCACGGACATCGCGCACATCTTCGGCGCGACCACCACGATGGACGACGCGGCCGCCGCGATCGACAACGTCGACGGCCAGCTCGCGAAGCTCGTCACCAACGGGCACGCGAAGGAAGCCGCGGCGCAGTACGACGAGATGCGCCGCAAGTTCGTCGCCGCCGGCGGGGACCTGGCGATCTTCGACGCGCACACCCGCCAGTACACGGGCGCCGTGCAGGACGCGAAGAACGCGACGGACCCGTTCAACGACTCCCTCGACGGGGTCGGCACGTCGGCGAAGGACGCCTCGACCGAGGTCGCGACCCTCAAGGACCGGATCGATGGCCTCCGCGGAACGCAGATGTCCGCGGACGAGGCGACGTCGAACCTCGAGGACGCGATCGACCGGGCCACCGCCGCGGCGAAGGAGAACGGGAAGGCGATCGGCGAGTCGACGCCGAAGGCCCGCGCGAACTCGCAGGCGCTGCGCGACCTCGCGACCGCCGCCCTCGACGGCGTCGACGCGTGGGTCGCGAACGGTGCCTCGGCGAAGGACGTCGCCGCGAAGACGAAGGAAGCGCGAGATGCCTTCATCGCGACGGCGATCCAGATGGGGTACCTGCCAGACAAGGCAGCCGCACTCGCCGCCGCCTACGGCCTGATCCCCAAGAAGGTCGCGACCGAGGTCACCGCCTACAACGGGCCTGCTCTCGCGGCCGCGGACGCTGTGAAGCGGCGCTGGATGGCGACCGTCGCCTACATCGCCGCCCACCCCGCCAAGTACGCCGGCCTCGCGGGCGCCGCGACCGGTGGCTACATCGGCGGCTACGCCGGCGGTGGCCCCGTCTGGGGTGCCGGATCTGCGACGTCGGACTCGATCCCCGCGTACCTGTCCAACGGCGAGTTCGTCGTCAACGCGGCCGCGACGTCGAAGCACCGGGCCCTGCTCGAGTCCATCAACGGTCAGGGCCCCGGCCCGGTGTCCCGGCTCTCCCAGCCTGCCGGCGGGGGAGGTGGTGGCGGTGCGTTCACCGTCACCGCGCCCGTGCAGCTGCTCCTGGACTCCGTCGCGATCTGGCAGGGCCAGCTGCGCCTCAAGCGGTCCCGCGGCGGCATCGAACTCGGCCTCGCCTAACCCGAAGGAACCCCACATGTCCCGGTTCACCGACGCCGACATCGAGTCGTTCGATCTCGCACGTCGCGCCCTGCGCGACGGGTTCGACCTGCGCGGCTTCGGCGTGTGGCGCCTCTGGAACGGCGACGGAGACCTCGTCCTCGAGCAGCCGTTCGCGAACCTCGTCACCGACGCCGGGGACCAGTACGCGGCGAAGAAGCTCATCCAGGGCATCGCGCCCGCATCACCCGCCGCGCCGACCGCGGCGTCGGGGATGAAGCTCGGATCGACGTCGTCCACCGCACCGGCGAAGGCCGGCACCGGTGCCGCGCTGCAGGCCTACCTCACCGGCACGAACCGTGCGTTCGACGCGTCCTACCCGCAGTCCGCGAACCTGGGCGCCGGTCTCGGCTGGGTCGCGATCCACCAGACGACGTGGCCGACTGGTTCCACGATCGCCGGCATCGTCGAGGCCGTCATCGTCAACGACGCCGGCACCGACGCCACCTCGAGCGCGGCGAACACCTACTCCCGCACCACCGGCTCCTCGGTGACGAAGGGGTCGACGGACACGTTCGCCGTCACCTGGAACTGGAAGCAGCTCGGCGCATGACGCGCGCCTACAAGCTGACGGCTGGGTCGGGGTTCGTCCCGTCGGGGATCTCCTACCCGTCGGGGTGGACGCGGCTGCTGTTCAACGACGAGTTCAACGGGTCGTCGATCGACACGACGAAGTGGAACGTCCGCAACTCGACGACGCAGAGCAACATGTCGTCGCGGAACTTCGCCCGCAACTGCACCGTCGCCAACGGGTACCTGTCGATCCGGTCCGGCACCGACAACGACGTCGACCCCGCGTCCCACCCGTGGACGTCGGGCTACCTCGACACCATCGGGAAGTTCTCCACCACCGACGCCCGCTGGGAAGCGCGCATGCGGATGCCGTGGGGCGCCAACGCGAACGGCTACTGGCCCGCGTTCTGGCTGCGCCCCGACGACGGCGGCCTGGGCGAGCTGGACATCATGGAGGCCTGGAACGCGCCCGGAACGATGCACCAGTCGATCTGGTACGACTACGTGCCCACGTTCGCGCACATCGAGAACTCCAACCAGGCCGGCACCTACACCCCGTCCGGCTGGCACACGTACTCCGTCGAGCTCGAGCGCGGCCCCTCGGCGCTGACGGCGCTGAAGTTCTACATCGACAACACCCTCGTGTGGAACGCGACGACCGCGCAGTCGTGGATCCCGACGGCCTACAACCGCGCCGTCAACTGGAACATCCGCCTCAACCTGCAGATCGGTGCCCGCAACGGGTCCGGTGGCGTCGGGTACGGCGGCTGGCCGGATGCCAACACGGACCTGTCCCAGACGTTCGACGTCGACTGGGTGCGCGTCTTCGCCCGCTAGGAGGCACGTCCCGTGGCCATCGCCCACGTCGCCACCGTCACGAGCAAGACGGCGAACAACCAGACCAACACCAGCCTGTCCGTCGCTCTCGGGTCGACGACCATCGGCGACCTCAACGTCATCGAGATCGTCGGCAAGGTCGACGGCACCGGCATCAACGCCGGGTACTCGACCCCGGCCGGGTGGACGAAGCTGGGCGAGGCGTTCGACTCCGGGACGACGTCGTCGGCGACGACGGCGATCTTCTACCGGTTCTTCCAGTCCGGTGACCCATCGTCGGTGACCGTGTCCTGGACGAACGCCGGCCAGGCCGCCGCGATCTCGTCGGGCTACTCCGGCGTCGACACGACGACGCCGATCCCGGTGTCGCAGATCGAGCCCAAGGGCACCACCGACACGACGTACTCGGTGTCGCTGACGATCTCCTCGTCGGGATGGATCCGGTCCGGGTTCGGCAACCGGTCCGGGGACGTCCCGACCGGTCTCGCCGACACCACCCGCGGGTCGACGTTCAACACTTCCGCGTCGACCATCATCGCGCAGGACACCGCCGCCGACGCGACCGCGGGCACGTACACCAAGTCCGCGGCTGGGACGAACTCGACATCGGTCGGCTCCGAGTGGGCGTACCTGCTCAAGCCCGCGAGCGCGGGCGCGATCGCCTACCAGTGGACCGTCGACGAGGGCCTGACCCTCGGCGAGATCATCGGCACGTCGAGCCTGGCCACCGTCGACACCTACACCGACGCCCTCGGCCTCACCGACACCATCGCCCGGGTGCTGAACTCGTCCCCGACGTCGACGCCGCGCACCGCGGACTTCACCTTCAAGCTGGAGCTCGCACCCACCTCGACGCCGGCGACCGCGTTCCCGACCTACACCGAAGTCACGGACTACGTGGTCCTGCGCGACGACGTCGACCTGTCCCGGGGCCGGGAGAACGAAGGCTCGACCGACGCGCAGCCCGGCCGCGGCTCGTGGACGATGCGCAACGAGGGCGGCACCTTCACCCCCGGCGACTCGGACTCCGCGTTCGCCCCGTTCCAGCTGCGCCGCCCGTTCCGCTGGTCGGTCACCGTCGACGGCATCTCCTACAGCCTGTGGCAGGGGTTCCTCGACGGGGTGACCACCTTCCGCGACGGCCTGAACGCCCGCGCACGGATGTCCTGCTCGGACCGCGTCGCACGCCTCGGCGGATACCTCCTGACCCGGCTCCCTGACGGGGAGATCGCGCTCGACGACCCCGTCTACGCGTGGCCCCTGCGCGACACCGACCCCGCTCCCTTCGCGCAGAACGGCGACCCGCTCGGCATCCGCACCTCCAACGGTGTCGGGTCCGGGACCGTGTCGTTCACCAACGGGTTCTCCGCGTCCGGGGTCAGCGGCGACGCCGTCGCGCAGTTCACGCGCGCGGACGCCACCAAGGGCATGGAGCTGTGGCTGCGCAAGCCGTCGAACTCGGCGACGATCACGTCCTGGGCGATGGAGGTCCTCATCGCCCCGTCGTCGATCGCGAAGATGGCCGCGATCGCCCGCACGCAGACCAACGAGAACGTCGACCAGTGGGGCGGCGTCCCCGTCGCGATCGAGTGCCTCGGCATCAACGCCACCGGCCTCCCGTTCTTCGAGATCAACGACGGCCCCTCCTCGACCCTCACCGGAACGACGCCGGTCCCCATCAACGCCTGGACCCACCTGGCCGTCGTCGTGAACGGCGCCGGCGTCAGCCCCACCGGCACCCGGCTCTACGTCAACGGGCAGCTGGTCGCCAGCGACCCGTCCACGCCGACGCTGAACCCCGTCGACCTGTGGCTCGTCGGCGGGATCACCGACTACACGACGTTCCCCAGCTGGGCACCGTTCGACGGGCGCATCGCCTACGCTGCGTTCTACGACAACCTCGCGGCCGGCGGCGTGGGGACCGCCCTGGCCGCGTCCCGCATCGCCGACCACGCCACCCTCCTGACCGGCACGGAGTCCGCGTCGGACCGGTTCGCGCGGCTGTGCACCAACGCGGGCATCCCGTCCGCGCTGTGGGTGACGCCGCCCTCGAGCGTCGAGGTCGGGACGCAGGACACCGACGGGCGGACCCTGCTCGACGCGATCAACGCGATCACCGCCGTGGACGGCGGGGACGTGTTCGCCGACCCCGACGGCATCCTCACCTACTCCTCCGCGGCCGCCCGGTACAACCGTCCGGTCGAGCTCGTCCTCGACAGCACCACCATGGTCCTGGTCGGCACCGAGCTCACCGTCGACGACTCGCTCCTGGTCAACGACGTCACCTACACCGGGAACGACGGTGTCCCGGCGCGCGCGTTCAGCGCGTCGTCGATCGCCAGCTTCGACAAGCGCACCGTGACCCAGGACATCCCCACCGTCGACTGGACCGCGTCCTACGTGGCCGCGGCCTGGGTTCTCACCCACCGGGCGACGCCTGGGCAGCGGTCCAGCGGCATCGCCATCAACGTGCAGGCGTTCAAGGACGCCGGCGGGAGCATCCCCGCGCTCCTGAGCCTCGACGTCGGATCCCGCATCCAGGTCGCGTCGATCGCCGATGGTCTCGCGACCGTGTCGGTGATGGACCTGTTCGTCGAGGGCATCAAGGACCGGTTCGGCAAGGGCGGCTGGGTGCGGACGCTGATGACGTCGCCTGTCGGCCTGTACGGCTCGATCTTCACCCTCGACGACCCCGTCCACGGCGTCCTCGACGGCAGCCAGATCCTCGGACTCTAGGGAGCCACCACCCATGCCCTCGTACACCGGGACACCTCAGGTCTGGACGCCGGGCGCCCAGGGCGCGGCGGACTTCAACCGCGAGATCCACGACCCCCTCGCCGCCCTCACCGGCGCTGCGGACGTGTACACGCCCACCCTGACCGGCTGGACGAAGGGCGCCGGCGGCACCCTGTCCGGCCGGTACTCCCTGTCCGGGAAGTGGTGCGACTTCGCTGCGTGGTTCGTCTTCGGCGCCGGGTCGGCCGCGGCCGCGACGTCCCCGGTGTTCACCCTCCCCGTCGCTGCGTTCGCGCAGAACTTCCTGGTCAACTCGTTCCGCGGGACGTTCAACGACGCCTCCCCGGGAGCGACGTACAACGCCGTGGTCTACATGCCCTCCGCGACCCAGGTGAGCCTGTGGGTCCCCGGCACGAACGGCGTCTACAACGCGCCCTCCACGACGTCGCCGTTCACCTGGACGACCGGTGACTCGGTGATCGTCTGCGGCCGTTACGAGACCGCGTGATGAGCGAGCAGCCCGAGGACAACACCGCCCCAACGCCCCGTCGTTCCGTCGAGGTCGCCCTCGCGCGGATGGAGGCCAAGCTCGACGTCGCGATCGCGCAGCACTCCGCGCGCCTGGACGAGCACGGCCGACGCATCGCGGAGAACACCGCCGCCGTCGCCGAGCTCGAACGTCGCACCGGGCAGCTCGAGAACGCCCGCTCCGCCGACGAAGCCCGCGAGCAGGCCACCGCGGCCGCCCGCCCCGCCCCGGTCGGCGTCGTCGGCTGGATCTCCCTCGCCGTCACGATCCTTCTCGCCCTGTACGTGGTCCTCGACCACACCCCCGGCATCGGCACCCCCTGACGGCCGTGCCATGCGCTGGCCCTGGCGGAGACGGAGGCGCCGCATGACACCTGAGCAGGCCGCCGCGGCGGAGGCGCTCCGCCGTGAGCAGGGCCGCCCCGACGCACCCCACTGCCACCTCTGCAACACCCGGAAGATCGCCCGCTCCCGCGGGAAGGGCATCGCGCTGCTGTGCCCCACCTGCGACGGGATCACCCAACGGAAGGACTGACCGTGTTCACGAAGGCTTTCTGGAAGGCCGCCGCCGAGCGGGCCGTCAAGACCGCCGCACAGACCGGGCTCGTCGCCTGGGGCGCCACCGTCTTCACCGACGTGGGCGAGGTCGTCCCGACGCTCGAGGCCGTCGGCCTCGCCGCCCTGTCCGGCGCGATCCTGTCCCTGCTCACCTCCATCGGGTCCGACGCCGTGACCGAGCAGTCCGGCCCGTCGCTCACCGACGCCGAGGTGCTCCCCCCGGCTGGCGAGTGACGTGGCGACCTCCCTCAACGGCTGGCCCGGCATCACCGCAGCCGGGCCCTCGCTCGCACGCCGCATCGTCCCGGGCACGACCCGCGCCGTGACGCTGCAGGCCGCCGTCCTCCCGCTGTTCCTGGCCTACCTCGCGGACTGGCACAAGACCGTCATGCCCATCGACGGCTCCCGCTCCTACCTCGGCCCCGACGGCTGGGAGTACCGCGACGCCCGCACCGGTGCAGGCCTGTCGAACCACGCCTCCGGCACCGCCGTCGACGTCCGCTACGACGTCCTCAAGGCCGACCACCAGCGCCACATGACCCCCGCGCAGATCAACGCAGTCCACCGGCTCCTCGACAAGTACGTCGACTCCTCCGGCCGCCGCGTCTTCGGGTGGGGAGGCGACTGGGCGATCGGGAAGTTCTGCGACGAGATGCACACCGAGCTCGCCCAGGACTGGGCCGTCGGCGCGCACGGCAGGAACACGACCCTCGCCGACGTCCGCGCCGTCATCGCCCGCCTCAAGATCCGCCCCGACGGCACCGTCGCCGACCCGCCCGCGCCGTACCCGGGCAAGCCGATCGGCTGGCCCTCGCCCCGCACCTGCTCGAGCGGCCCGGCGATCGTGACGCTGGAGAAGTGCTTCGGCCTCCCGATCACCGGCCAGTTCAGCAACGCCCTCAGCCGCAAGATCACCGGCTGGCAGCTCACCCACCCCGGCCCGACGCTCAAGGACCGCGTCGGCCCCGGCGCCGCCGGCCTGTCCCTCTACACGGGGATCGTCGCCAAGAAGTACCCGGGAGCCTGACATGACACTCATCAGCGACATCACCCCGTACCTGACCGCCGCGGACGACAAGATCGCGCAGCTGACGACCGCGAACGCGGCGCAGGCCCAGTCGATCGCCACCCTCACCGCGTCGAACACGGCGCTCACCGCGCAGGTCGCCGACCTCACGGCGAAGCTCGCCGCCGCCACGTCGCCGCCCCCGGTGACCCCGCCGCCGGCCACGACCGGCCCGACCCTGCCCGCCGGGTGGACGCGCACGCAGTTCTTCGACGACTTCACCGGCACCAGCGTCGACAAGACGAAGTGGAACGTCCGGGACAACACCACCCAGTCGAACATGGACGGCCGGAACTTCGCCCGGAACTGCACGGTGAAGGACTCCGTCCTGTCGATCCGGTCCGGGAACGACACCGGCGACAACGCCCACCCGTGGTCGTGCGGCTACCTCGACACCATCGGGAAGGCCGCGTTCGCGACCGGCCGGTGGGAGGCCCGCTGCCGCGTCCCGTGGGGCGTGTCGGCCGCGGGCTTCTGGCCCGCGTTCTGGCTGCGCCCCTCCGACGGCGGCATCGGGGAGATCGACATCCTCGAGGCGTGGCCGGCGAAGAACGACATCCACCAGACCCTGTGGCGGGACTACACCGGCACCCCCCACGTCGAGGGGAAACACCAGACCATCCCTCCGTTCGACCCGACCGCGTGGCACGTGTACGCCGTCGAGAAGGAGCCCGGCGCCTGCCGGTTCCTCATCGACGACGTCCTCGTGTGGGACGCGTCGAAGTCGGCGTCGTGGGTCGCCGAGGCGCTCGACCGCAACGTCACGTGGAACATCCGGCTGAACCTGCAGATGGGTGGCTCCTACGGCGGCAAGCCGACCGCGGCGACGAACCTCGCGCAGACGTTCGACATCGACTGGGTCCGCGTCCTCGCGCGCTGACAGAAGAGAGGGTCAGGTATGAGCTCGATCCTGGAAGCCATCGCTGCCGAGCAGGCCGCGTTCCGCAAGGGACCGACCTGCTCCATCGGCCAGATGCTCGACACCCTCGACGCGAAGGAACGAGCCGCGGTCGAGGCCGCCGTCGACGACCCGGGCAACCCGTACACGGTCCGCGTACTCACGTGAGACGGAGACCAGGAGTGCGCCTCACCCTGACGGTCGGCGAGACCGTCCTCGTCGACATCTGCATCCTCGAGCCCGCCGCCCCCGTCGAGGACGCGGCCGCGACCGAGTCATGGCCCCTGCACGCCGACACCGCGACCGACAGCAGCCCCCAGCCGTTCGGCTTCCGGCCCACGCCCGACCCCTGGCCGCCGTCCTGGGAATAGCCTGGGAGGACCAGGAACGCCGCCCGGCTACGACCCGAGAGCGCCCCACCCCGATTCCAGCGGGGTGGGGCGCTCTTCGTCGTTGTCGGACCCGCCTCATAGCCTGCGGTCTATGCCGCTCACCGACCGCGACGTCGCGATCCTCGACATCGAGGCGCAGCACTGGCGGCACGCCGGGTCGAAGGAGCAGGCCATCCGTGGCCGCCTGGACATGTCGGCGACGGCGTACTACGCCCGCCTCAACCAGCTGCTCGACGAGCCGGCCGCGCTCGAGCGGAACCCCGTCCTCGTGAACCGGCTGCGGCGGATGCGGGACCGGCGGAGGCTCGCGAGGTCAGGTCACAGGTAAGGGCCCCAAGCGCTCAACGCCTTGTGCAGCGCCGTTGCGGCGCGTTCGGCTCGGACCCAAGCCGTCCCGCACTTATCGCCGGCATCTGGGCACTCAGCAGGAACGGCGGCCGCAGCCGCGGACAACTCGGTGCCAGCTGCGGTCAACTTGTCCACCAGGGGAGCGATTTCCGCCGGGGGCACACCGAGATCCTTTGCGGCGCCTCCCATCGAAGCGACCACGGTCTCACCGATTGCGCTCACCGTGAGGATCTGCACACCGCAGGTCCCGGAGTCGGTCTTCATCACGATGCTGATCCAGCTGCAGTCGTCAGCGAACTTCGTAGCCGAGGCATCCCAGTCGGAGGCATCCTGAGCGACCCGGCTCGCCCACTGCGAGACCGTGGCCGACGTCGGTGTCGGCGTCGGCGTACTCGTCGCACTTGCGCTGAGCGTCGGGGAGGTGCTCGATGCCGATCCGGCACCGCTCGAGGAGCAGGCGGCCAACGACACGGCCGTGAGAAGGATGACGGCAGCGCCGCGGACCCCCGAGAAGCTCATGGGGCGGATCGTAGCGCCGCTCATGCGCCGATCGCCCCGCCCTGTCCCCACCGTGTCCCCCGCCCCATCGTTCGCGCAGGTCACATGGGTGGGCGCAGAGGGACTCGAACCTTCGCCCTCTGAGCGTCTGAGCGTGGATCCATCGGTGTTCATGTCCGGTTTCCCCTCTTTTGCGACTCCTGGCGTGCCCTGGCATCGACAGTTTGTCCCCCGTGGGGACACTAGGATGGTGGCATGGCGAGCCTCGAAGAGCGCCCCAACGGCTCCGTCCGGGTCGTCTGAAGTGCTCCGCCCTGATCAGATCTCGGTGATGTGGGAGGTCATCGGCTACACGCTGTTCCCGCGCAACCACCTGCACCGCGCCGTCCTGCTGCACGGCTCGACCGGCCGGAACGGCAAGTCCACGCTGCTGAAGGTCCTCGCTTCCCTTGTCGGCCCTGAGAACGTGGCCAACGTCTCGTTCTCCACGCTCACCAACCCCTCAACCGGCCGGTTCGCGATCGAGCGGCTGCGTGGCAAGTTGCTCAACTCGGCTGGCGAGCAGGACGCGGGCAAGATGCCGACTGCCCTTCTGAAGCAACTGATCTCGGGAGACCCGCTCACGGCAGACAGGAAGAACAAGTCGTTCATCTCGTTCACTCCCCATGCGCTGCAGGTGGTTGCGACCAACTCGAACATCACGTCCAACGACCACAGCGAGGCCCTGGCCGACCGCTTCGTGATCTTCGAGTTCGAGAAGTCGTTCTACGGCGTGGAGGATCCGACCCTCGGCGACCGGCTGACCTCGCCGCGCGAGTTGCAGGGCATCCTGGCTCACGCGCTCGATGCCCTCGACCGGCTGCTGCAGCGCGGCAGGTTCGATCTCTCCGCTGAGATGCTGGACGATAGGAACGAGTACGCGGCTGCGATGGGTGGCTCCGTGCGCGAGTGGCTGCACGCCTACACCGTCATCGAGCCCAACGGCCGCATCGAGAAGCCCCAGGCGTGGGACGCCTACCAGAACGCCTGCGCGCTCGACAACGTGCGGACCACCGTGACCAAGAGCCAGTTCTACCGCGCCCTGGAAGGCATGAGCCACATCACCACGGCCACCATCAAGGGGAAGCGGTACTTCAAGGGCATCGTGCTCAACGACGAAGCCGTCGCCCCCTCAGAGTTCGTGTAAGGAGAGAATCAGCATGTCAGACATCGAAGACGCCTTCGACGCGTTCCTCTCGAATCAGGTGCCTGGGACACAATCCTTGTCCGACAAGGAGTACACTGCGCTGCTCGAAACGATGGTGAGCATCGCCAACGACCCCCGTGCGTACCTGGCTGCGCACGGTCAGTAACACCAACACACAGAAGGAGACTGCACCACATGACCGCCAAGACCGAACCGAAACTCTGCAAGCGTGGCTTGCACGACCTCAACGACCCCAAGACGCTCATCTACATCCAGCCGTCCAACGGGACCAGGCAGTGCTTGGTTTGCCACCGCGAGCAGGTGAAGGAGTACCGCGCCCGGCCGAAAGGCCCGTGCAAGAAGTGTGGCTCGACCAACCGCGAGAAGAACGGAACGTGTCGTGACTGCTCCGCGCGTCGCAAGGCGGCCCGCGAACTCGCTGCGGACGACTTCCTGTGAGCGGCGTCCAGCGCTTCCAGAAGCGCCCCATCGTCATCGAGGCCGTCTACCTCGACCCCTCGATCTTCCCGCCCGCTGACCTCTCGTCGTCCATCGACCCGAACACGCGCTCCCACGCCGTCATCGCAGGCTGGATGATGGGCAACGGCTTCACGGCGTTCAAGGTGACCGGCGACCGCGCCCCGTTCGGCCTGGCGATCCGCACGCTGGAAGGCGTCATGCTGGCTGAGCCCGGCGACTGGATCATCAAGGGAGTCAAGGGAGAGTTTTACCCTTGCAAGCCCGACATCTTCGAGGCGACGTACGAGGCGGTCGAAGACCCGTGAGCCACTTCTACTCTGCCAAGCACCCCATCGCAAGTGGCCAGGAGAACTACGACACGGTGTGCTGGCGCGAGCACCGGCCAGGGCAGGTGTGCATCCTGCCGGAAGGCCACAACCCCTTCGCACAGATCCGCCATGTGCTCGATGGAGAACTGCAGTACGACGCTCTGCTGTTCGTGTGCCCCGGCTGCAAGGCCATGCTGCCGGAGGGCGACGGCTTGCACATGCTCCCGGTCAACGACCCCGTCAAGACTCCATCGTGGACATGGAACAACAGCCTGGAGTGCCCCTCGCTCAGCCCGAGCATCCTGACCAAGTGGGGCACGGTTGTCGACGGGACCGAACAGATCTGCCACTCGTTCCTCACGGACGGCGTGTTCAACTACCTCGACGACTGCACGCACCCGCTCACCGGTCAGCTCCGGCGCAAAGCCGCTGCGGGCCCGCGCCATCAGGTAGTCCCGGCGGCCCTTTTCGCCGCGTTCCTCCGCGTCGGCCGCTGCGTCCTGCATGCCGCCCATGCGTGCCGCCTCGGCGTCGACCTCGTACATGAAGTCCACGAGCTCTCGGATCTGCCCCGCGGCCAAGCCGTACCAGACCTCGACGTTGAGAAGCGTCTGGGCGTCGTAGTTGTCGCGTCGCGCGTTCTCGAGGTCGTAGAGGATGCGCAGTTGCCGGCTGGCGCCACGCTCCGCCGCGAAGGCCTTGAGGGTTGTCCCCGGCGCCTGCTCGGCGCGGGCCTCTCGGAGCAGCATGCCCACCATCTCCCAGGCGGGGTCCTTCTCATCCTCGGTCACGCCCACAGACTGAGTGAATCGACGTGAATCAGCAAGAAAGCCGTATGCCGTGTCGTGCCTAGGTTGTCTGAATCGCACGGCTGAAATTCCGATTCTGTAACTCCGCCCCCACCTGCGACGACACGCCTGAATGACGTCTGATTCAGTCAGGTACTTGCGTCGATGCAGTCTGATTCAGTACCGTTCCTGCCATGTCCACCAAGACGGCGCTCCGGCAGAACGGACTCGCCATCCGCGCCCTCCGCCAGAAGGAGGGGCTGACGGTCGACGACCTCGCCCAGGCGGTCGGCGTCACCGCGCCCCACATCCGGAACATCGAGAACGAGCTGCGCTCAGCGAGCGAGGTCCACCTCGCCCGCATCGCCAAGGCCCTCGACGTACCGCTCGCAGCGATCAAGTTCCGCAGGGACGAGGCGGCCTGATGACGCCCTACATGGACGCCGCCGAGGTCGCCGCCTCCATCCACCCGACCGTGCCGGTGAGCACTGTCCACCACGCGCGCCGCACCGGCGCTCTCGCGTCGACGAAGGTCGGCCGGCGGCACCTCCACACCCAGGAGCAGGTCGACGCCTGGCTCGCCTCCCAGTCCACCACTGCCGAGCTGCTCACCGCGCGGTCGCGGCGGTCGCTGGGGCGGTCGGCATGAGCGCCGCCATGGATGAGGCCCCCGTCATCCGCCAGGAGACAGGGGCCTCAGAGACTCCGATCCGAGAGTACCGCGCGATCGACAGCATCGTGGTCGCCGACCGGCACCGCTCCGACCTTGGCGACCTTTCCGACTTGGCCGCGTCGATCAAGGCGATCGGGATGCTCAACCCCGTCACGATCACCGCGGACGGTCGCCTGATCGCCGGGCAGCGCCGCATGGAGGCGTGCCGGCTGCTCGGCCGGGACGTCGTCCCCGTCCGCGTCGCTGGCCGGCTCACCGAGGCCGTGGACCTCCTGATCGCCGAGCGCGACGAGAACGTGTGCCGCAAGGAGATGACGCCCTCGGAGCGCGTCCTTCTGGGGCGTGCGCTCGAGGAGCTCGAGCGGCCCAAGGGGAAGGAACGCATCGCCGACGCGCAGCGGCGTCGCCACGGAAGTAACCCCGTTCCCGAGAACGGAGTTACGAAGTACGACTCCCGTGACGTCATCGCGCCTGCGGTCGGGTTCGGCTCGTCGGCGACGTACTCGCGCGCCAAGCAGCTCGTCGACGCCGCCGAGAACCCCGACCTCCCCGCCGAGACCCGCATGGCCGCCCGCGCCGCCGTCACCGAGATGGACGCCACCGGCAAGGTCACCCCGGCCTACGAGAAGTTCAAGGGCGAGCCCGTCAACCGCGGTGACGACGCACCCACCCGCCGCGACCGGTACGGCGCCAACACCGGCACCGCACCCGCGCCCAAGCCGAAGCCCAAGGTCGTCGGCAAGACGTACAAGGGCGCACCGATCGAGAAGGCCATCCCCCAGGCGCTCAACACCCTGTCGGGCCTCCTCATCCCCATGAACCAGGTCCGGTCCGAGGACCTGGCCGGCATCGATCCGACGATCCGCCAGCAGTGGGCCTCCGAGCTCACTGACCTCGTCGCCGATCTCCGCCGGTTCCGCAACCTGCTCAAGGAGACTCCATGACCGCCGCTCAGCGACGGACCCGAGCCGACCAGGCGCCCGATGTCGTCTGGCTCGCCGTGTCCGACCTCTCGATCGACCCCAAGGTGCAGCGCCAGCTCGACACCACCCGCGCCGCCCGCATCGCGAACGACTTCGATCCCGAGTTCATCGGCATCCTCCACGTCTCCGTCCGCGGTGACGGCGCCCAGGTCGTCATCGACGGGCAGCACCGGCTCGAGGCGATGAAGCTCCTCGGCTGGCAGACACAGAAGGTGCCCTGCCGGCTGTACCACGACCTCACCCTCGCGGAGGAGGCCCACCTGTTCCGCGGGCTCAACACCTTCGCCAAGCCGCGCGCCTTCGACATGTTCAAGGTCCGCATCGTCGAGGGCGACGCGGTCGCGGTCGACGTGCAGCGCATCCTCCGACGTCACGGCTGGCGCCTCGCGACCGGCGACGTCGAGGGCGGGTTCACCGCGGTCGTCGCGGCCGAGAAGGTCTACACCGGGTTCACGACCAAGGACGGCAACACCCCCGAGCTGCTCGACAGCACCCTCGGGATCATCACTGCCGCATGGGGTCACGACGCCATCGGCGCCAACGGCTACATCGTCACCGGCATCGGCCTGTTCCTTCAGCGGTACGCCAACCACGACATCGACAAGGCCAGCCTCGTCGACCGCCTCAGCTCGCTGGCCGGCGGGCCCAACGGCGTCATCGGTAAGGCCCGCGGCATCAAGGAGTTCCGCAACGGGACGACCGCGCGCTGCCTCGCTGAGTACCTCGTCGAGCTCTACAACAAGCGCCGCACGAAGAACGTCCTGCCGTCCTGGCGCGACTCCTAAGACCGGCGACGGCGCTCCTCGCACCCCCGTCGGGGAGCGCCGCCGTCGAACCCCTTCAGCGGGGGCGCAGTGCTGCACCGCCCGGTGCCCCCGCTGAAACCCCCCGGAACAAGCCGGGGCCCGGCACCAACCGCGAAGTCAGAAGCCGGGCCCACGAACCGAGAGGAACGCTACATGAACAACTCAGGTCGCAAGCCTCGCGACGTCGGTGACCGCATCCGCGAGTCCGTCGTCGTCGACGAGAGCGGCTGCTGGATCTGGCAGCGGTACATCGGCAGCGAGGGCTACGGCTCCATGACCGCCGATGGCAAGTCTGGGCAGCTCGTCCACCGCGTCTCCTACGAGGCGTTCGTCGGGCCGATCCCGGACGGCCTGCAGATCGATCACCTGTGTCGCGTGAGGTCGTGCGTCAACCCGGCGCACCTCGAGCCCGTCACGCCGCGCGAGAACGTCCTGCGCTCGCCGGTCGCTGAGGCTGCCGTGCACGCCCGGAAGACGAGCTGTAACCACGGGCACGCGTTCGACGCGGCCAACACCTACATCACCCCCACCGGAGCCCGCGCTTGCCGCGTGTGCAACCGGCAGGCCGTCGCGGCCTACAAGCGCCGCGCCCTGACCTCGAAGGCGAGCTGACTACCGATGACGAGCACGATCGACACCGCCGCACGACGGCGTGTCACCCCCACCGGCATCCTCGTCCTGCCCTCCTCCGCCCCCAAGAGCGAGTGGCTGCAGGCCCGCAAGGACGGCATCACCGCCACCGACATCGTCAAGATCGTCGGCCTCTCCAACTTCGGTACCGCCCTCACCGTCGCGGCTGAGAAGCGCGCCACCATCGTCGAGGACACCGAGCTCTCCGAGGCCGGCCACTGGGGCCAGGAGCTCGAGGACTACGTCGCCCGCCGCTGGGCGGAGACCCGCGTCGTCACCGTGCGCCGCGTCGGCCTCATGCAGAACGTCCACCACCCGTGGATGCTCGCCTCCCTCGACCGCCTCGTCACCGGCTGCCCCGACGGCCGCTGCGGCGCCGAGATCAAGACCACCGGCCAGTGGCTCGCCGACTCGTGGGACGGCGGCGTCCCGCCGCGCGTCAACGCCCAGGTCCAGTGGCAGCTCGCCGTGTCCGGCCTCGACCACATGCACGCCGTCGTCCTCATCGGCGGGCAGCGCCTCGTCGAGCACGTCGTGCAGCCCGACGCCGCCTACATCGGCGACCTCATGGCCGCCGGCGCGCTCGCGTGGGAGGCCATCGAGGCAGGCGTCACCCCGACCATCCCGCCGCACCTGATGACCGTCGACATCCTCAACGACCTGTACCCGGACCGTTCCGGGGAGCGCGTCGTCGACGGCGACAAGGTCCGCCAGATGCTCTCCGAGTACCGCGAGCTCACCGAGGGCGCTGCCGCGTTCGAGGAGGCCAAGGACCGCATCAAGGTCGAGCTCCTCATGCTGCTGGGCGACGGCGAGGCCGCGGTCGACGAGCTCGGGCTGCCGCTGTTCACGTACAAGGCGCAGTCGTCTCGCCGCACCGACCTCAAGCGCCTCGAGGCCGAGCACCCCGACGTGTACGCCGACGTCGTGTCCTCGTCGGTGTCCCGCGTGTTCCGCCCGGCCAAGGGCGTGACCGCATGACCACCGAGCTGCGGACCCGCCGCCCCAGCGGGAAGCCGTCCTGGCCCATCGTCCTCATCGCCGGCGCGGAGAAGGCCGGCAAGTCGTGGGCCTGCGCCGCCGCGTCCGCGTCCGACCTCGTCGGCCGCACCCTGTGGCTCGGCCTCGGCGAGGACGACCCCGACGAGTACGCCAACGTCCCCGGCGCCGACTTCGAGATCGTCGAGCACGACGGCACCTACCGCGGGTTCCTCCGCGCGCTCGAGGCCGCCGTCGCCGCACCCCGCGTCGACGACCTCCCCAACCTCATCGTGTGGGACTCCGCGACCCGCGGCTGGAACCTCCTGTGCGACATGGCGCAGGACGAGGCTAACGCCCGCGCGAAGCGGAAGGGCAAGAACACCGACGAGGCCGACATCTCGATGGACCTCTGGAACATCGCGAAGCAGCGGTGGGCGCACATCATGGACACCCTGCGCGACCACGACGGCCCGGTCCTCATCACGGCGCGCCTCGACGAGGTCACCGTCATGTCGGGCGGCAAGCCGACCACGGACAAGGTCCTCAAGGTCCAGGCCGAGAAGTCGCTGCCCTACGACGTCGGCGCCGTCGTCGAGATGCCCGAGCGCGGCAAGGTGTTCCTCAAGGGCGTCCGCTCCGCGCGGCTGCAGCTCGCCGAGCGCCTGCAGTGGAACGGGTTCACCGTCGACGAGTTCTGGCGCAAGCTCGGCCTCGACGACACCGTCACCGCGCCGCGCACCCACCCGCAGCCGCAGCGCGACGCGCAGCCCGACACCGACGCGGGAGAGCCCGAGTGGATCGTCACCGGCGACGGTCTCGAGGACGCCCTGGCCGGAGTCGCCGTCGCCGGTGACCGCGACGCGATGCGCGCCATCTGGGACCGGCACGCCGGGAACCTCAACCCGGCCGGCAAGGCGCGGCTGAGCAAGGCGATGCGCGACCGCGACGCCGAGCTCACCGCGGAGGCGGAGACCGACGACGGGGCCGGGGAAGGCGACGACTCGACCGAAGCACATGCGGTCGAGCAGACGCAGGCCCCGTCGTCCCCGCCCGACAACTCCGGCAAGGCCACCCGCACCCAGCTGCGGGACCTGTCGATCGCGCTCACGTCGGCCGGCATCACCGACCGGCAGGACATCCTCGACTGGACCGGCGCCACCGTCGGCCGCGTCATCGCCTCGCGCAACGACCTCACCAAGTTTGAGGCCGCCCACGCCGTTCAGGCCGCGCAGGCCCTCGCAGGTGAGGCGGTCGCGTCGTGACCGCCGTCCTCGAGCCCGACGTCTACACGGCGTCGTTCACCGCCGACGCGACGGCCCAGGAGATCGGGCTCGTCCTCCTCGCCGTCGCCTCGGCCACCCACCGCCCCGTCCTCGTCCACATCGAGGTGCCCTCATGACGCTGCTGACGACCCTGCAGAACGACGGCCTCAACGCCGCGATCTTCACCCTCGCGCTCGTGATCGCCCTGGCCGCGCTGTTCGTGTGCGGGTTCGTGCTCTGGGCGGCGCGCGGCCGGCAGGACCCGGCCGACGTCGACGTCACGTCCCGGCTCGGCCCGTACACCGACAGCGGCGGCCACGTCGACGTCGGCGAGCCGCAGCTGCGCGTCGTGCAGGACGGGGAGGCGTCGTGAATGGCGGCTGGGGCCTCCTGTTCTGGGTCGTGTTCTTCGGCATCTTCATCGGCTGCGCCGTTGCTACCCGTCGCCACGACCGCCGACAGGAGCTCGACGCCTACGAGCGCATGAACGGTGCGCCGTGGTGAACCGCGTCCCGCTCCGGCTGGTCCTCGTCGGCGAGATCGCCTGGCGTGTGAAGCGCGCCATCGACTGCGTCCTCGGTTTCACCGGCCGTCGGCGGTGGGAGCCGTGAGCGAGCCGTCCGCGTTCGACCGCCTCCACCACTCCCGCGCTGGCGGCCCCACCCCGGCCGACGTCGAGTCGCAGAACGAGCAGCTGCGCCGCGAGAACCGCGAACTCCGCCGCCTCCTCCACGAGGTCGAGGAGGAGCGCCTCGACCTTCTGAGGCTCGCCGAGACGCGGGACCGCGGCTTCCTCACCACCAACGACCCCAGGGAGCGCCCGTGACCGACCAGGTCCGCAAGGTCGACTCCCTCGCCTGGATCGACATGGGACTCATCCACGGCAACGCGGACAACCCGCGCCGCTCCGTCGGAGACGTCACCGAGCTCGCCATCTCCATCCGCGAGCAGGGACTCCTGCAGCCCATCGTCGTCGCCCCCGACGACCGGGCCGGCGGCTACGTCATCCTCGCCGGCCACCGCCGCCACGCCGCCCTCGTGCAGCTGCGCGCGGAGCGGGCGCTGTGCCTGATCCGGTTCCCGAAGAACACGCCCGAGGCGATCGCGCTGATGCTGGTGGAGAACGGGCAGCGCGTCGCGGTCACCGCGATGGAGGAGGCCCGCGCGCTGCAGCGCCTGGTCGACGCGGGCATGTCGCAGTCGGAGATCGCGCGCCGCATCGGGAAGTCGCAGACCCACATCTCCATGCGGCTCGCGCTGCTCGCCCTCACCCCCGAGGAGCAGCGGCTCGTCGAGGACGGCGACCTCCTCCTCCGCGATGCACGCCACACCGCGCGCGTGCGTCGCGGCACCGACAAGGACACGAAGTACACCGGCTGGCACCTCGGCAAGACCCACCCCCTCGCGGCCGCCGCAGCCGACCTCTGCCGCTCCCACGACGGCACCCCGCCCCACACCCCCGCACGCCGCCTCGCCGCCACCGCGTGCGGCGAGTGCTGGGAGCACGTCATCCGCGCCGACGAGCGCACCACCCAGACCAGGAAGGAAGCGTCATGACCAGCCAGCCCCTCAACGGGAACCCGCCCCCGCCCCCGCAGCTGCAGGTCCCGGTCGAGTGCACCCCGCAGCAGATCCCGATCGCGTGGAACGTGCAGTACAACCCCGTCACCACCGAGGTCGCCATCGTCGTCATCGACGCGACCGGGCAGCGGTGGATCGTCCTCGACCACGAGTCCGCCGCCCGGTTCGGGGAGGACATCCTCCGCAACGCCGGCCTCGCGCGCACCGGCCTGGTGCTCCCGTGACCACGACCTACGTCCCCGATCTCGACATCACCACGATCACCCCGCACGCCAACAACGCCCGCAAGGACCTCGGCGACCTCACCGACCTCGCTGCGTCGATCAAGGTCCTCGGGGTCCTCGAGCCCCTCGTCGTCGCCCCGATCAACGGATCCGGGTACCGGCTCATCGCCGGCCACCGGCGCCTCGCTGCCGCGATCGACGCCGGTCTCACCACCGTCCCGGTGCTGGCTCGCGAGGACCTCGACAACGAGCCGAAGCAGCTCGAGGCGATGCTCGTGGAGAACACCCAGCGCGTCGACCTCACCCCCGTCGAGGAGGCCCAGGCCTACGCCCAGCTCGTCGCGTTCCCCGGCTACACGCCGACGAAGGCCGCGAAGCAGACCGGCCGGTCGGTGAAGACGGTGAAGTCGCGTATCGCGATCGCCGCCCTCCCGGAGAAGACCCTCGAGAAGGTCCACGCCGGTGCGATCACCCTCACCGACGCGGAGGCCCTCGCCGGGTTCACCGGGGAGCCCGAGTACGAGTCGCTCGTGAAGGCCGCGGGCACCCCCAACTTCGGGTGGGAGCTGCGCCGCGCGGAGGAGTCCCGCGCCGGCCGTGCGGCGCTCGACGTCGTGCGGAAGTGGTGCGCCGACAAGGGCTGGCCCGAGGTCGACGAGCGCCCCGACGGGCACTTCGTCGGAGTGATCTCCGCGTGGGACGTCGTCCGAGTCGACGTGAAGAAAAAGCTCGCGGAGCTCGTCGACGGCCCTCACGTCCTCGTCGTCGGTGGGACGAACGGGTACTGGACGCTCCTCCACGACGTCACCGGTCCCGAGGACACCGACGAGGACGACGAGCCCGGCTTCGACGCCGGCGCGCGACGTGCCGCGTGGGAGGCCGAGACCGCAGCCCGAGAGGCGCGCCGCGCCGACGTCAACACCGCCCGCGACGTCCGCCGCGAGTGGTTCACCGGCCGCCTCAAGACCCTCGTCCTCAAGGACACCGAGCGCCTCGAGATGCTCCGCCTCCTGGTCCAGGAGCACGTCGAGAACGGCGACTGGACGGCCGAGGACCTCACGGCCGCCGGGTTCGACGGCGAGCTGCCCGACGACATGGACGAGTCGGCCGGCGCTGCTCGGGCGTGGGCCGCAGACCTGGGCGAGAACCAGGCGTGGAAGGCGCTCCTCGTCCTCGCGTTCGACCTCGAGCGGTGCGGCGGCGAGTGGGCGGAGTACGGGCACGGCATGTCGATCCGCGTCGCGGTCGCGCTCGGCTACCAGCCGTCCGACATCGAGCTGCAGATCCTCGGGGAGGCCTGACATGGACCGGATGGCGTTCGCTGCGGCGTGCATCGTGATGATGCTCGCGATCGCGTGCATCTGCGTCGCCCTGGCGGTGATCCCGTGACCGCGGCCATCGGCGAGTTGGGACGCCCCACCCGCCGGGAGGAGCGCCTCACCAAGAAACGGCGCCGCATCTTCTGGGGCGCCGCGCACAGCACCGACCACCCGACCTGGACCGCCACGGGGCTCGTCACGGGCCTCGCCATGCAGGTCCCTGACGAGGGCGTCGAGGCCTGCACCACCATCGCGCTCGAGGTCCTCGTGCCCCGCGATGTTGAGAACAACGTCGGGCTCCTCCTTCTCCGCGGCGTCCAGCTGACCGCGATCGCGGACTCGCCCGCCGTCGACGCCGTCGTCGATCCGCGCGACGAGCCCGGCACCGTCATCGAGGTCATGTGCGACGTCGACCACGACGCACCTGAGGCCGGGATGCCCGACCTCGAGCGCGCGATCGTCACCGTCCACCTCGACGAGCACGGCGACGCGTGGGCCATCTGCCAGGCGCCGATCTGCCGGGCGTGGAGGGAACGATGACCGAGACCCTGCTGGACCTGCTCGAGGCCGTCGCGGAGAACCCGCAGCCCGTCGCACAGCAGTACCGAGACCGCATCCGCGCCGCCATCCTCGCCGACGGCCGCAACCATGGCGGCGAAGTCTCCCCCAACCGGGTCCGCGCCGCCCTGTCCAACCACCACGGCCTCACCGTCCCCCCGCGCATGCTCTCCGCCACCTACAGCGTCATGCGCGCCGAAGGCCTCCTCGAACGCCACGGATGGATCGAGAACGACGACACCAAGGGCGGCAACGCCGGGAAGTTCGTCGGCCGCTGGTGGCTCACCGAGATGCCCGGACGGCCGTCATGACGACGACCGCTCGCCCGGGTCTCACGCACCACGACCGGTGCTGGACGTACCACCTCGACTGCGCCAATGCCGAGATCACCCGGCTCCGCAACCGCCTCGCCGCCGTCAGCGCTCTCTGCGACCAGATCGACAACGAGCTCGACGCCGTCGCCGACGGCCTCGGCGTCGACACCAGCACTCGAGTCACACACCGCTTCCGCGCGGCCATGGGAGACCCGTCATGACCATCAGCCTGCACATCGAGCCCGCCGAGACCCCCGAGCTCCTCGCCCCCGGCACCGTCCGCCGACCCCCGTCGATCGAGCCCGCCCTCTGGGACCGGATGCCGTGGCCGGCGAGGTGGAAGGCCGCCCGCCGCTGGAACGCCGCGCAGCGCCAGGCCGCCGCCGACGAGCTCGAGAAGCTCGAGCACCTCGCCACCGTCGAACCCATCCAGCAGCGCCACTTCGGCCCGATCGCGACGCAGCCCCACGGAACCAACGCCGCCTACCGGCGCCACGAGCGCGCGGGGGAGGAGCCCTGCCGCCCCTGCCGCGAAGCCCGCCGCCAGTACAACCGCGACCGGTACCGCGGCACCCGCGCCAAGGAGACCGGCTCCCACCGCCTCGACTTCGACCGGGTCCTCGTCGAACGGTTCATCCACGGCGACGCCCACTGGCGCGACCTCACCGTCGACGAGCGCGTCGCCGCCGCAGCCCGCCTCGACACCCTCGGGATCTCCCGCAACGAGATCAAGCGCCGCACCCACCTCAACACCCACACCCTGCGCCGCGCCTGGCAGGAAGCCTCATGACCCCGCCGCTGGACGCCGCGCGCCGCAACCAGTCCCCGCCCCCACCCGCGAAACGGAACCGCTGGTGGTGCCACACGTGCCCCGCGACCGGGTGGGCGCAGAACGCCGAAGCAGCCCGCTCCGCCGGCACCCGCCACTACCTCGACCACCACGACCAGCCGGAGGAGACGTCATGGCCGAGCACGTCGTCGACACCAGCCTCCACAACGACGCCCTCGGCTACGCAGCCGGCTACTACGCCCACTGCAGCTGCGGATGGGCAGGCGTCCTCCGTGACCTGAACCGACGCGGCCAAGCCCTCCGAGACGCCTACGACCACCAGAAGGAGACAGCGACCTGATGGGCGCCGAAGACTTCATCAAGCTCAGCGTCCGCTACCGCGTCGACTTCGCCATGACCGGCACCAGCCCCCTCGCCGAGCTCCTGTTCATCCGCGGCATGGCCTACGCCGGCCTCAACAACACCGGCGGAGCCATCCCCGCAGCCGATCTCACCGCCATGGCCGCCGGCCTCCGCAACCCCAAGGCCCTCGCCGCCGAGCTCGTCGACGGCGGCTACTGGCAGACCACCCCCATCGGCTGGTGCGTCCGGTCCTGGGACAAGTGGCAGCACGACTACGACCAGGTCACCGAGAAGCGCCGCCGCGACGCCGAACGCAAGCGCGAGGAACGACGCCGCAAGCGCGACGAGCAGATGGGAGGCGAGTCCGAGTGACGTCCACGGACGCGGCGCGGACAGTCCACGGACAGTCACGTGACAGTCGCGCGCAGACTGAGACAGAGACTGAGAGAACAACCCCTTCCAGCCGGACCGATGCACCACGTGGAGCCCGACAGGCGACAGCAGCCCTCCGCGACATCCACCCCCTCGACGCCCTCGCCGTCACCATCGCCTGGCTCCGCCCCGACTGGAACCTCGGCGCCATCCGCGGCGTCCTGGCCCGCAGCAACGGCAGCCACCACGAGCTCGCCGCCCGCGCACTCCGCGTTGCCCTCGACCCCGACGCACGAACCCCCGGCGCGATCGAGAACGCCGGCCCTATCCGCCGACTCGAGCCGGTTCAGACGTACCCGACCGTCACCGAAGCCCTGAACCCCGAGCTCTGCGCCCACGAGTTCCGCATCGGCGCCTGCCCCACCTGCCGCCGAGGAGGCCTCGCATGACCCCCAAGCGATGCACCCAGTGCGGCCAGCCCCATACGGCCTGCACCGCCCACCGCCGCGACGGAGACCCCTGCGGGATGAAGCCGATCCGCGGGCTCGCGGTGTGCCGGATGCACGGCGGTTCGACGAAGCGGGCGAAGGCGAAGTCCGCGCGTAAGCAGGCCGAGGTCGAGGCCGTGAAGGCCGTCACCACCCTCGGCCTCGCCACCGACATCTCCCCGGCCGAGGCGCTGCTCGAGGAGATCCGGTGGACGTCGGGGCACGTGCAGTGGCTCCGGTCGAAGGTCCAGGAGCTCAACCCCGACGAGCTCACCTGGGGCACCGTCGAGACCACCCGGGACCACATGGGCACCACCATCAAGGACAAGGCCGGCCCGTCGATCTGGTACGAGCTCTACACCCGCGAACGCCAGCACCTCGTCACCGTCGCCGCTGCCGCGCTCCGCGCGAACATCGACGAGCGCCGGGTCCGCCTCGCCGAAGCGCAGGGCGAGCAGCTCGCTGCCGTGATCCGCGCCATCCTCGACGATCTGCGCCTCACCAGCGCGCAGCAGCGTCTTGTCGGCACGGTCGTCCCCCGCCACCTGCGCGCCATCGGAGGCAGCCAGTGAGCTACCCGCACCGCATCGACCTCGCGCTCGTCGCCGACGACATCTGGTCCCTCATCGGCGGCCCCTGCTACCTCGACCGCGTCGCCGAACTCCTCACCACCCCCGCCACCCACGTCATCGGCGAATCCGGCCACGTCCGCTCCAAGGTCATCGGCTCCCCCGCACCCTGGAACGACGAAGCCGCCGGGATCCTGTTCGAGGTCCACGCCGGCGCGCGCCGCCACGAGGCCGCCATGCGCCGGGCCCTCGGCTTCAACCCCGTCCGCCGCGGAACGTCCGACGCACAGACCGTCGCCGCCCTGTCCGCCCTCCCGGACCTGGTCCGCGCGATCGTCACCCGACACCTCGAGACCACCGCCGCGGACCGGGCAGCAACCGACGTCGCACGCTGGCCCCGCATCTGCCGGCGCATCCTCGACGACGACCCCGCCCCCAACGAACGCCCCAACACCAAGGCCCCCGGCGGACTCACCTGCCCCCACTGCGACCGCCGCCTCATCCTCAAGCACGGCTGGCAGTTCACCGGCGACGTCGCCAAGCAGCAGCTCTGGTGCCTGCGCTGCCCCACCACCATCGACGACGACCACCCCCGCGGCCGCGACCTCTCCTGGCCCCCCGACGCATGGCTCGCCGTCCTCCAGGACGAGGAGCGCACATGAGCGGTTATCCACAGGGCTCGCGACACGAAGACGCAGGTCAGGCACGGTCCTTGCTCGAATCACACCGTTGTGGTCTACTCGGGTTTGGCGAGCCATGCCCGCACTCAGGTGACCCCCGCGACGCGTCAACGTCCGGGGGTCTGGTCATTCCCTCTCTCGAAGGGTCCGACGATGCAGAAGGCTACCCCCGCGTCCCCGCCCCCGCCCGATCTCGGGTGTGTCGAGTGGGACTGCGGCAACCCCGCCGACCTGGATGCGCCCGTCGCGCTCTGCCGGCACCACCTGCGCCTCGCGTTCGCCTACGTCCTCGGCCAGGTCGAGACTCGCTCCGCCGACGCCATCGACACCATCCCGCAGCTGCCGCGCCCTCCCCGCGACGTCACGCACGGCTGGGTGTACTTCGTCCAGCGCGGCGCGCTGATCAAGATCGGCTGGTCCTCGTATCCCAAGCGCCGGTTCAAGGAGCTGCGGCCCGACCGAGTGCTGCACTGCGAGCCGGGGAGCATGGCGGACGAGCAGCGCACGCACGCGGCGTTCGCGCACCTGCGCGAGCAGGGCGAGTGGTTCCGGCCGGAGCCCGATCTGCTCGCGTTCATCGACGACCTGCGGAGGGCTACAGCCTGACGGAGGGTCCCCGTGCCTGACCCGTGGGAGTTCGCAGCCCGCCAGTTCGAGGACCCCCCGCGCCCCTACCCCACCCCCGGCGCCCTCGCGGCCGCGGTCGACCCGCGCGTCGTGCAGACCCCGGCCCTCGACCTCATCGACGCCGCCCTCGTCGAATGCCACGACACCCGCGACGGCCGCCTCGTCATCTCCATGCCCCCGCAGGAGGGCAAGTCCCAGCGCGGCTCCCGCTGGTTCCCGCTCTGGGCCCTCACCCAGAACCGCGACCTCCGCATCGGCGTCGTCTCCTTCGAGCTCGGCATGGCCCGCCGGTGGGGCCGCACCATCCGCGACGACATCGCGATGAACCCGCAGCTCGAGCTCCGGGTCCGCGACGACCTCTCCGCGCAGCACGAATGGCAGCTCGCCGGCCACGACGGCGGCGTGTACGCGGCCGGCATCGGCGGCGCCCTCACAGGCCGCCCCCTCGACCTCCTCATCATCGACGACCCGTTCAAGGACCGCGTCGAGGCTGACTCCCGCGTGTACCGGGAGCGGGCCTGGTCGTGGTGGACCGACGTCGGCGGCCCTCGCCTCGCCCCCGGCGCATCCACGGTCCTGATCCAGACGCGGTGGCACGAGGACGACCTCGCCGGGAAGCTCCTCGCCGCCGAGGACGGCCACCTGTGGCAGGTCTTGAACATCCCCGCCCAGGCCGACCACGACCCCGCCAAGGGTCAGACCGACCCCCTCGGCCGGCGGCCGGGCGAGTTCCTCGAGTCCGCGCGCGGCCGCACCGCGGCGCAGTGGGAAGCGATCAAGGTCCGGTCCGGGTCCCGCACCTGGGCCGCCCTCTACCAGGGCCGCCCCTCCCCGGCCGCCGGTGACGTGTGGGAACGCGACTGGTGGGGCGAGTACCGCACCCCGCTCTGGGTCGAGCAGCCCAACGGCTCCCGGTTCGTCCCGCGCGCGAACGGCGCCGGCATCCTCATCCAGTCCTGGGACATGGCGTTCAAGGACACCAAGGGCTCCGACTACGTCGTCGGGCAGGTCTGGTTCACCGACGGCGTCGACGCCTACCTCCTCGACCAGGTCCGCGCCAGGCTCGCGTTCCCCGCCACCGCGAAGGCCGTCGTCGAGCTGTCCGCGCGGTGGCCGCAGGCCGTCCTCAAGCTCGTCGAGGACAAGGCCAACGGCCCCGCCGTCATCGCCGCCCTCCGGCGCCGCGTCCCCGGCCTCGTCGCCGAGGAACCCCACGGCTCCAAGGAATCCCGCGCCGCCGCGGTCGCCCCGTTCATCGAAGCCGGCAACGTCCACCTCCCGGCCCCTGAGATCGCCCCCTGGGTGAGCGAGTTCCTCGAGGAGACCGCCGGGTTCCCGAACGGCGCGCACGACGACCAGGTCGACGCCGCCTCCCAAGCCCTCACCCGCCTCCTCCTGACCCCGCTCCTCGCGGGCGACACCGTCGTCACCGCCGACGACTTCGACGACGGCGGCGACTACCGCATCAGCCCGTACTAGGCCCACGACATCGCGAGGAGCGACACATGTCCGTGCCGTCGCCCGACCTCGCACGCATCGTCGAGAACCTCGCCGACGAGGTCGACACCCTCCAGGAGTCCATCGCCTCCGCCGCGACCTGGGCGACCATGGCCGGCGGCGACTGGGTCGCCCAGCTCGGCCAGCAGGAAACCCTCCACCAGCGCGGCCTCCTCACCGAGGTCACCCGCCTGTGCCGCACCAGCTCGGTGATGAACCCCCTCCTCCGCCGGGCGCTGTCGCTGCGCGCCGCCTACGTCTGGGGCTCCGGCGTCTCCATCACCGCGGTCGCGCAGGGCGGCGACGGGCAGGACGTCAACGCCGTCGTCCAGGCGTTCCTCGACACCCCCGGCAACCAGCTCGTCGAGGACCTCATCGAACCCGTCAACGAGCGCTCCCTCGGGACGGACGGGAACGTGTTCCTCGCCCACTTCACCAACCCGACCACCGGGGCGGTGCAGGTGCGGCGCCTGCCGTGGGACCAGGTCACCGAGATCGTCACGAACCCGGAGGACTCCTCCGAGCCGTGGTACTACCTGCGCGAGTGGTCCACCGTGCAGTTCGACGCCGCCGGCAAGGCCACCACGGTCATCCAGCGCGCGTTCTACCCGGCGCTGCGGTACCGGCCCCTCGTCCGGCCGAAGCAGATCGAGTGGCAGACCGCGACCGCCTACCCGATCTACTGGGACGCCCCCGTCCTGCACATGGCCGTGAACCGGCTCGACGGGTGGGCGTTCGGCACCGGCGACCTCCTCCCCGCCGTCGACTGGGCCCGCGCCTACAGCGTGTTCCTCGAGGACTGGGCGAAGCTGGTGAAGTCGCTGTCCACGTTCGCGTGGCGCGCCACCACGAAGGGCTCCAAGACCACCAACGTCGCACGCCAGATCGCCGCGGCCGCCGCCGGCGCCACGATCGGCGGCGCGGTCGTCGAGACCGCCGACCAGACCCTCGAGGCCATCCCGAAGACCGGCGCCACCATCGACTCCGACTCCGGCCGCCCCCTCGCCGCGATGGTCGCAGCCGCGACCGACGTCCCCGTCACGATGCTCCTCGGCGACCCCGGCGTCACCGGCGCCCGCGCGACCGCGGAGACCCTGGACCGGCCGACCGAGCTGATGGCGCAGATGCGCCGCAACGCCTGGTCCGCGACGTTCCAGGCGTCGATCGACTACGTCATCGACCAGGCCATCAAGGCACCCTCCGGGCCGCTGAAGGGCACCGTCATCCGCGACCCCTACACCGGGCGCGAGACCTACACCCTCGCCGACGGCACCGACCGCACCCTCGACATCCAGTGGCCGGACCTGTCCGAGACCCCCGTGGACGTCCTCGTCAAGGCCATCGTCGCCGCCGATTCGACGCAGAAGCTGCCCCCGCTCACCGTGGTCCGGCTCCTCCTCAACGCCCTCGGCGTGGACGACGTCGACGAGATCATCGACGAGGTCACCGACGACCAGGGCCAGTTCATCGACCCCACCACCAGCGCAGGCGATGTCGCGGTCCGCGCGTTCCGGGCTGGCCGTGACGCCGCCGGCGTGGTCGGCGACCCCACCACGCCGGCGGACCCGCAGCAGCAGGACTGATCGACCGTGGGGCGCATCCACCACGACACCCTGAAGCTGTCCGACGAGCTGCGGATCCTCATCTCGGGGAAGGTGAACCACACCGTCCGCCAGCTCGTGCAGGCGTGGGCGAAGGCGTGGGACGAGATCGAGGGCGAGTTCAAGGCCGCGATCGCCGACATCGTCACCGCCGAGGCCGACGGCACCGCGACCGTGTCGCAGCTCGCCCGCGTGAACCGCGCGCAGCGGGCCATGCTCCACGCCGTGGAGCAGCTCGACGGGCTCACCGACTTCGCCGGCATCCTCGTCGTCCACACCTCCGGCGACGTCACGAAGACGTCGATCGAGTGGCAGGAACGCATCGTCCGCTCCCAGCTCCCCACCGGGGAGGCCGCGGTCACCGCGATCACCTGGACCAGGGTCGCGACGGACGCGATCGACGCGATGGTCGAGCGCATCACCGAGCAGATCCACTCGAGCCTGCGCCCCCTGACCCCGGACGCCGTCAACGCGATGCAGCGGGCCCTCCTGCGCGGCATCGCCGTGGGGGAGAACCCGCGCGACGTCGCCGCGGACATGCTCCGACGGGTCGAGGGCGAGTTCAACGGCGGCCTCACCCGCGCCCTCACCATCGCCCGCACCGAGATTCTCGACGCCTACCGGTCCGGCGCTGCCGCGGCGCAGTTCGCGAACATGGACCTCCTGCAGGGCTGGATGTGGCTCGCGCAGCTCGACGCACGGACCTGCCCCTCGTGCTGGGGGATGCACGGCACCCAGCACGAGCTCACCGAGCTCGGCCCCAACGACCACCAGAACGGCCGCTGCGCGCGCCTGCCGGTGACGAAGTCGTGGCGCGACCTCGGCTTCGACATCGACGAACCGCCGTCGGTGGTCCCGGACGCGCAGGCCGCGTTCTGGGCGATGCCGGAGAAGGACCAGCTCGCCGTCATGGGGCCGCTGCGCCTGGCCGCGCTGAAGAACGGCGCGCCGTGGGACCTGCTGTCGGTCAAGCGCACCAACGACGGGTGGCGCGACTCCTACATCCCCACCCCCGCGCGGGTGCTGGGACGGGCGTCGATGCGCCTCGTCTAGACGGTCTCCGGATGGACGTCGCCCGGGCCGACCGCGAGCACCCCACCGCAGCGCTCGCACTCGTACTCGCTGAACGACCCCTCACCGAACGTCACCGTCCGTAGCCGCCACAGGTGCTCGACGCACTCCGGCCGCCCGTCCATGCCCGCCACCGTAGGAGGCCACCGTGCCGGAAGCCACCCCCCTCACCGAGGCCGGCACCGTCACCCTCACCGAGACCGAGGGCACCGGCACCGCGCTGGTCACCCTCATCACCCCCGGGCAGGGGTCCTCCGGCGAGTACCCCGCCGAGGTCCTCGAGTCCGCCGCCGCCGACGGAGTGTTCGCGGCCGGGACGCACATGTACCTCGACCACCCGACCCCGGGAGAGCGGCCGGAGCGGTCCCTGGACCGCCTCGCCGGGGTCCTCACCGAGGCCGCCACCTGGGACGGGGAGGCGCTCCGAGCGCCGGCGAAGATCTACCCCCGGTTCCGGCAGATGCTCGCCGAGATGCAGGACGCCATCGGCGTCTCCATCCGGGCGGGCGGCGTCATCGAGTCCGGGATCGTGAAGTCGATCGGCCCGGTCGCGTCGGTCGACTTCGTCACCAAGCCCGGCCGCGGCGGCTCGTTCCAACTGGTCGAGTCCGCGGTCCTCGTCGAGGGCCACGGCATGACCGCGAACGACCTGTCCCAGGCCCTCTCGGACGCGGTGCGCGACACCTACGGCGCCGAGCAGACGTACACATGGGTCCGCGACTACACCGACGAGTGGGTCGTGTTCTCCGTCGAGACCCCGGACTCGTGCGACCTGTGGCGCCAGTCGTACACCGTCGCCGACCGGGAGGTCACCCTCACCGGCGACAAGGTCGAGGTCGACGCGGTCACCACCTACGTCCCCTCCGCGGGCGAGAACCCGACCGACACGGCGCCTGGCGGCATGTCGGAGTCCCTCGCGACCGGCGGGACCGTCACGACGACCATCACCGACGGCGAGGTCGTCCTCTCCCCGCTGCGCCTGCAGCTCGACGCCGGCGTCATCTGGAACAGCCTGCAGCGCCTCAAGAAGCAGGGCGGCGGCCACCTCATGTTCGAGGCCGAAGCCACGCCCATCCACGACGCCATCGCGTCCACCCTGACCCCCGCCCTCGAGGCGGGTCAGCCGGCCACCGACCCGGTGCCCGCGCCCACCACCACGGACTCCTTGGAGGAGACCATGTCCGACCTCACCGAGGCGGAGGTGCAGACGCTCCGCGAGGCCGCGGCCGCGCTGCCCACCGTCACGGCGGAGCGCGACGAGGCGCGGGCCGAGCTCGCCGCCTACGTCCGCCGCGACGCCGCTCGACCGATCATCGCCACCGCGATGGCCGAGGCCGCCCTCCCGGCCCGCACCATCACCCGCCTCACCGAGGCCGCCCTCGCCGACCTGCCCACCACGGCCGACGGTGCCCTCGACGAGGACGCCCTCCGCGCCCGCGTCGCCGAGGCCGTCACGGCCGCGACCGACGAGCTCAACGAGGCCCTCGGCAGCCTCGGCGGTGGCACCGTCCACGGCCTCGGCACCGGCAGCGCCCCCGTCGAGGAGTCCCAGCCGTCCGCGGAGTACGCGGCGATCTACGGAACCGGAGCCTGACATGGCCGACTACAGCCCCGTCTTCGCGAACGGGAACAACCCCTACACGTCGCAGGCCTCCGCGGCGATCACCGGCGGCCAGATCGTCGTCGTCACCGGTGCCGGCACCGTCGGCCCGTCCGCGGGTGCGTCCGGCATCGTCGCCGGCATCGCCGCCCACGACGCCGCCAACGGCGCGAAGGTCACGGTCTGGCCGCTCGTCGGCCCGGTCCACGAGACCGTCAGCCCCGGCGGCTCGACCGCGGGCGACCCGCTGTCGTCCGCCGCGTCCGGCGGTGTCGCCACCGGCGTCCTCGCCACCCTCGCCGCCGCAGGAACCCTGCTCGGTGTCGCCCTCACCACGGCTACAGCGGGCAACAAGGTCCGCTGGGTCGCCCGCTAAGACCAGACGAAGGGATCTAGGCCATGCCCATGACCTACCCGGCGGCCGCCCCGACTCTGTCGGGCGACCTCCTCACCATCAGCCGGTTCCTCCAGAGCCCGGCCAACGTGCGTCGTCGCCTGCGCGACTTCCGCGACCTGCGGTTCGTGTCCGACCAGATCCTCCGCGCGCAGTTCGTGGCGTCCGGCGGCGCGGTGCTCTACGAGCAGTCCGAGCCGTTCGTCACCGACCGCACCGTGGAGGCCGTGGCCCCCGGCTCGGAGTACCCGTTCGCGGAGACCCCGACCGGCACCGCGGCGCTCGCCTCCGTCGTGAAGTGGGGCCAGAAGGTCCGCATCACGGAGGAGGAGGTCCTCCGCGAGACCGTCTCGTCGGTCATCGACCGCAAGCTCCGCAAGCTCATCAACTCCGTCATCAAGCAGGTCGACGGCGTCACGATGGCAGCGGTCGAGTCCTCGGTCACCCAGAACGCCGCGGCCACCACCGCGTGGGCGACCATCGCGACCGCGACGCCGTTCTACGACGTGGAGAAGGCCAAGGCCGTCATCCGCGCCCTGAACCTGGGCTACAGCCCGGACACGATCGTCATGGACGACAACCGGTACGCCGCGCTGCTGAACAACTCGGTGGTCTCGGCGCTGCTCCGTCGCGAGAACGAGCAGAACCCGATCTACACCGGCCAGATCGAGACCATCGCCGGCCTGAAGATCGTCGTCACGCCCAACCTCCCCACCCCGACCACCGTGTACGTCCTGGACTCGACGCAGCTCGGCGGCATGGCCGACGAGCCCGGCGCGTTCGCGGGCTACCAGGCCCAGGACATGCGGGTCTCGACTCGCGTCATCGAGCAGCCCGACATCGACTCCGTCGACATCCAGGGCCGCCGCAAGACCGTCCCCATCGTCCAGGAGCCGGGTGCGGCGTACCGCATCACCGGCGCCTGACAAGGACAAGGAGCTCATCGTGAGCCAGTACGTGGTCACTGGGTCGTGCGCACTGCTCACGACCGTCTCCCCGCTCGACGGGAAGCCGTACAAGACCCTGCTCTACACGGGGTCGCTCGTGCCCGACTCGGCCACCGAGGCCGAGATCGAGCACAACCTGTCGACCGGCCTCATCGGCCCGGTAGACGTGATCGGCGACCAGGACGTCGTCGAGCTCCTCGAGCCCGAGCCCGCCCCCGCGGCGGACGTGCTCGAGGAGCCGGCACGCAACGGGTCGACCGACGAGTGGCGTGCCTTCGCGATCGCGAAGGGCGCCCAGGCCGAGGACGTCGCCGCCCTCAAGCGCGACGAGCTCGTCGAACTGTACGGCTCCCCCGCCTGATCTCAGGCACCGCGTAGACGGAGGACCAGCCCCACTTCCCTGGGGCTGTTCCTCCGTCACGCCCCCACACGTTCTCGCTGGCCAGGAGGCTGTCCCGTGGCGATCCACTACGAGCACGCGGGTTTCAACCCCGACGGCTCCCCGCACTTCAACATCACGTCCGACGACCCGAACGCCCACATCGTCCTCACCGGGCCGATCACCGGCCAGGTCGTCGTCGACGGTCAGGCGGTCGACGTGTCGGCGCCGTTCATCGAGGCGAAGGACGAGGCGCACGCGCTCGCGATCAGCGACGCGATCGGTCTCTACCACGTCGAGCACGGCCACCCCGACTTCGTCAACGACCACAGCATCGACCCGGAGACGGGGCGCGAGGTCGACGACTTCGGCTTCGTCCACGTCGGCTCGGACGGCGTCCCGATGATCAACGCGGCCGCCCACCCCGACACGATCGCGAAGGTCGAGGCCGCCGTCGAGGCTCACCCGGACCTCGAGACCGGGTCGCTCGTGAAGGTCGAGGTCTGACATGGCGCTCGCATCCACCGCGGCCGCGAACGCCGCCCTCAACGGGCTGGCCGGCGTCGGCTCGACGAACACGATGACCCACGTGTCGCTGCACTCGGCGTCCCCGTCGACGACGGGCGCGAACGAGAACGCCAACACCGGTTCCTACGCGCGCCAGGCGTGCTCGTGGAACGCGGCGGCGAGCGGCTCGATGACGAACTCGACCGCGCTCACCTTCTCCACGGCTGGTTCGGTCGCGTGCACCCACGTCGGCACGTGGAACAACGGCACCTACGGCGCCGGCACGTACTCCATCGGTGCGGCCCTGGGCTCCTCGGTGACCGCGGCCTCCATTACCGTGGCGTCGGGCGCGATTAGCTGGTCCGCGAGCTGACACCATGCTGATCCTCTCGAGCACGTCCGACCTGCTGCGCGTGACGACGTCGGCGGCGTCCGATGTCGACGTCCACGCGTCGTGGGTGGACAACGCTGCGGGCGCGATCACGCCGGGTCGGACGAACACTGCCGCGATCACGACTGCGACGACCACGACCGTGGTCGCGTCGCCG